CCGGTAAAGCTAGGAATTTTACAGAAAACACGCTTAGCAGAGCCGGTAAAGTTACAGATAGAGCTTCAAAAAGTGTAATAGGAGGAATAGAATCCACAGCTGCTAATTTAGACACAAAAGCAAGTAAGAAGGTTAGTAAAATTAACCGTGGTGTAACTAAATTTAACAGTGGGAGTATATTGAAGGGAGCTGCTGCAATGGTCCTTGTAGCTGGAGCTTTGTACATTCTAGCTAAAGCAGTTCAGCAATTTGATGGGGTAAAGTGGAAAACACTCGGAAAAGCAGGAGCTGGGTTAGGTGGTCTTGTTATAGCTGCAGTAATTCTCAGTACGCTAGCTAAAAAGGCACTTGTGGGAGCTTTAGCCGTAGCGGCTATGGGAGCAGCTTTGATTCCTTTAGCCTATTCACTGAGACTGCTGGAAGGTGTTAATTGGAGAACATTTGCCATAATGGCAGCTTCTATTGCGGCATTCTTTGTAGAGTTTGCATTGATAGGAACAGTCATTGCGGGAACAGCTGGAATTGGAGGAGTTGTCATTGCTGCAGGTATAGCTGCTGTAGCGGCTATGGGAGCAGCTTTGATTCCTTTAGCTGTGGCAATGCAGAAGTTGGAGGGAGTTAGTTGGAAGACATTTGGAATGATGTGTGCTTCTATTGCAGCTTTCTGTGCAGAGGTTGCACTACTGGGACCGTTAGCTCTTGTAGGTCTTCCTGGACTTTTAATTCTTAGTTTTGCACTAAAACTGTTAAGTTCAACTATTGCAAAATTGGGTAACAGTTTCAAAGGTTCAGATATAGCTGTTATTGGAGAAGGAATTACAAGTTTGCGTTCAACACTTGAAGGTCTTAAGGGACTTGATATTGATCTGTCTAGTATTAGGAAATTCAAGAGAGGAACTAAACATATAGCTAAAGCTTTGAAATCTTTCAGTGGTTTGGGAAAAGTAGAGTTGCCTTCAGCTTCAAATCTCATAAACCTTCTCAAAGGGCTTGAAACTGTAGATTTGTCTAAGGTAAAGATTCCAAATAAAATTATTAGTAAGCTTTTCGGTGTTTTTGCAGCACTGTCTGTAATTTCAGGAAAGAATTTGACATCAGGCATTGACACCTTGACAGCTTCATTGGTGAAGTTTGTGGAAGTTTTAGGAAGAATCGATACTGAGAAGTTTAATAGTCTATCGGGTAAGAAAATTAGACAGATAGCTGTTGCAGGTATTGTTTCCGAAAGAGTTTCTGAGAACTATAATAAGTCTGTAGATAACAAGGCCAAGGTAGATGCAGCAAAAACACAGCAAGCAAACGAGGTTAAGGTAGAAAAGACGAATCTTGACACAGTGTTAGCTAAAATGGAAGACATTAAGAGAACAATAGTAGCTTCAAGACCTGACTGGAACTGGTTGAATTTTGGAAATGAAGCAGCTAAAAACATACCAAACTGGCAATCACCTGTTTAATTTGAAGTAACATTATGACGGGAGAATCCAAAACAAAAGGAATAGTTCAGCTAAAAACTGACTTCAGGAGCTTAAAGTACGCAGATTCATCTCCGTACACAGCTCCTTTACACACTAGAGATATTAATGGAGATTTTGCCAGTAAAACAGCTATTCACCCTAGGCAAGTAAAGGGTGATTTTTTACAGCAGTATCGACAGTATTTTAAGAACGAATCGTCATCTCTACTATCGGGACTAGCAGCTCAAGGTCATTCCAGGATAGATGACGTTATCAGGGTTGCTAAGTTTATCGGAACACCTAAGGGACTCGTGTGGGAGATGCATCAAGCTGCATTAAATAGTTCACAGATAAGCTTAAATAAATCCAATCGTGTCCCCCAGGGAAATCCTAAGGAATCAAAAAGTGTTTGGAGTAGTATAAAAGACACCATAAAGGGTGTACTGGAAAACGCAGGACAAACAGCTTTAAGTGCTGTAGCTTTAACCGCAGGAACTTTAACACAGACAGCTGCAAACGGAACGGGATATCATCACGGTACCTACGTCTCAAGAGCTTATTTGGTCAAAGGAGGTAAAAAAGATAGTCTTTTTAGAAAAATAGGAAACACAGCTCTAAATACCCTAGGCTTTGCAGGAGATAAGATCGAAGGAGGAGCAGCAGTGGCTGCAGGTGCACGAACCTTACCTAAAGGAAATCCAGCATACTCAATGCTAAATGAACCTTCGGATAGGAAAACTATAAGCTATGATGAGACTAAAGAGTATGCAAGTCCTGACTCAAAACCATACCTAAGTGAACCTGGGAGTGTAGAGGAAACTTTAGGAACAAATAGGCTGTTGGGAAATCCGGTAGTAAAGAATGCTGCCAGGTTTCAAGGTACAGGTATGAAGGTAGGAGCAGGTTTGCAGGAGATTTCCGGAGATTCTCAAACAGATAAATACAGTGAGGAGGAAGATCTTCAAATAGCTGCAAACACTGGAAAATACAATGTTGTTCAGGAAGCTAATATTTGGTATGGAGAGGATTACTATAAAGAGGATGCTGGAACAAAGAAAGCTTTAGTGTCTTCAAGTGTCCTGTCCGGACCTGCCAGTTCAAAAACAATAGATGAGCTAAAATCAGGATCGTACCTAAAACAGGTAGGAAACCAGAAAGATTTGAACGATCAGGGACATCCCGGTTTTGGTAATTCTAGGTTAGGAATATTAGCAGATCTTTTAGATCAAAAAGCTTACAGTGGTGATCCTGATGGAGATTCGCTGTTAGTTTCTTCTAAAAAGCACGACTTTGTAGACAGGCTAGGTAGTGATAAAGATCAGCAAGCTGGATATCGACCTAAAAAGTACGACTACACAGCACTTCCACACTCAGCTGTGTCTAAAGATGGAACACCTCAGAGAATAGCAGATTCTGCAGAAACAACAGCTTTTAATGGATCTGTAGGTAAAGTACTTCAGGCTGGTTCTGCTACAGACACAAGATACGGTTATAGCTACTTAAACGAATTAGATGGAAAGGACAGAGATAGGTCCTGGGTACGTAAAAGACTGGATACAGGAGTATCGGATAAGATTGCAGGAGATGAAGGTAGACAGAAAGACTTTAGTGAGGTACCTGTAGAAGGAGATTTAAGTTATAAAGTTTCTGATGATCTATCGGATAAGTTAAGTCTCATTCCATTCTGCATAACTTCAATAAATCCGGATGAGAGAACTTACTTGAATTTTGAAGCAAATCTTGAATCCTTTGATGACAGCTACTCAGGCAACTGGAGTGGAACACAGTATGTAGGTAGAGGAGAACAGTTTTACACATACACAGGATTTTCTAGAGATATCAACTTTGCCTTTAAGGTTGTAGCTAGAAAAGCTGACGATCTTCGACATATTTACAGTAAACTTAACATTTTGTGCTCTTCTACAGCTCCTACCTACGATAGTGGAAAGTATTTCATGAGGGGAACTTTGGGTTCAGTTACGATTGGTGATCTAATATCGAATCAGGTTGGATTCTTTAAGAGCGTTAAGATTTCGTGGAAAACCGATTATCCTTGGGAAATTGGAAACGTTCATAGTTCCTGGAGAGGACAAATTGGTACCGAAATTATTAGAGTACCACATCTTTTAGACGTTTCTGTTAGCTTCACGCCAATTCATTACTTTAATGCGGAGACAGCTGATATGTCTGATAGAAATCGAATTTATTTTGGTAAGAAATACAAAAGCTGATGGTAGATAAGCGATTTTCACTAGATACAATGAAGACAAAAAAGGGTGTTAGTTTTATACCTAACGCTCTTTACCCGGATATACCTCTATCTGATGACGACTACTATATGATTACGGTAGAGGGAGACAGGTACGACAAACTAGCTCAGCAATTTTATCATAACCCAAATTACTGGTGGATAATAGCTCTAGCTAATGAAGACACAAAGTTGGATAGCTTGAATACAGCTGTGGGTGTTCAAATTAGGGTACCGGCTAATCCGGGAGATTACATAGAAGCTTTTAACCGAGAAAATAAGTTGTAGTATGTCTGATATGCTAGGCGGGTCTTTCGGATCCCCGATAAAGGGAGAGCCTCTAACAACAATTAAAGCTAGAGAGAACCTTTTTGGAAAGGAGAGAAAGACAGAAAAGGAACTTGAATGGATTCACGGAAATACACCGTGGGTCATGTTGAGATCGGGTGTAGATACACCTCAGGGTGGTGCTCAGACTGCTAAAAACTACGAGATGAAAGGAGGAACTACAGGATGGCCTCAAATTAAAGGTCAAATGTTTGGTTCCGGAGGAACATCGTGGGGAGGGTATAAACTTACAAACTTTGATCAAGGTTTTAGGCCTCAACCGGGACTAATATCGGTATCAGCTAAATCCAGGGACACTTTTGGAATGGTTCTGGAGGTAGAAGTTAATTTCAAAGTTTGGAGCCTAGAAGATCTGGCAGCTATGGATCAGGTTTACTTTAAACCTGGTTTTCCTATACTTGTAGAGTGGGGACATACAATGTATGTAGGTCCTTCAGGAAATCTTGTAGGAGTATGGGAAGAAAAACCTTTCCTAGATGATAGTGTTTTCTACACTCAGCAGAATTTTGAGAGCCTTGGCAAGGTTATTCAGGAAAAGCGAGAAAAATATCCAAACTATGAAGCCGCTCTTGGATTAATTACAAACTTTTCATATTCCGTACAGAAAGATGGAAGTTATGACTGTAATTTGAAAACACTATCTCTAGGATCTGTACTAGAAGGTCTTAAGCTTAGAACATCTTCGGATTTTTCTAAGGAAGAGTCAGACAAGCAAGATGAAGATACAGCTCATGTAACGTCTGTGTATCACTTGATTTACGAAGCTTTCTTAAAATATCAGTATGACAAGAAAGTTGGTTCTTTACCATCATCTCCTGGAGGAGATTCGGAACCAAAACGGTACATTCATCCTGGAGAAAATACAAAGGAATATTTTCCTAAGTCAACTAAACTGTCCTGGTTTGATGGAGTAGCTGCATGGTCTTCTTATAATAAAGCTCAGGGTCCTCCATCATCTCTACAACCTTTCTTTGTAATTTCTTTGAAATCTTCTATTAAGAGGTTTGGTTGGTGGATCAGAGGAAAAAAGCAAGACATGCAATTCTATATGAAATTGCGAGATCTACTGACAATCTTTAATGGAGTTAATAGCGGTAACGGAACAGTTAGGTGGGATCTTAATTCTAAACACAGGTATGTAACTTGTCCTGAACACATCAGCTTAAATCCAGGTGTTGTCATTTTACCTAAGAAACCGTCTGGTGAATTTTCAGGGTGCAAAGTACCTTCCTGCTTTACGTGTTTACCTGTACAGGACAGTTGGAATGGAGAAAATAACCGTAGTGATGAAATTCTAAACCTTTGGGTAAACTACGGAAGTTTTGTAGATATTGTAAGCAACATAATAGAGTCTGGTGGGGATTCTTTTACTTTACAAGAAGCTATAGAAACGCTGTTGACAGAAATTCAGAAAGCTTTAGGAAACGTAAACAATTTTGGTCTACATTACAATGAGGAGTATAGGGTTTGGTCCATTGTAGACAGAAATGAGGTAATGCAAGAAACTGAAGATGGTCCGAGCAGTCTAAGAATAACAGGCCTAAACAATACCGTTACAGACTTTAAGATTCAGACCAAGATCACCTCCAACATGGCCAATGAGATGTGTATTCTTGCTCAAAATCCAAAAGCTGGTAGTACCAATGGAGAGAATGAACATGAGCAGAGAATGGTTTTTTGGGGAGAAAATTGTACCAGCAGGTTTACATACCCACCAAAAGATCCGACAGATGAGAATGGTGTAGGAGATGTTACAGACGATTCAGAGGATTTCTCCAATGTTAAGAAAAAACTAGAACACATATATGAAGCCTTATCGGGTGACGAAGCTTTGGATAAGGATACAGGTTCCTATAGAGAAGGTGCTGCAAATACCTACAGTGAGTGCCAGTTAGCTGGAGAAAATTACATTAGAAAGATGGTATCTCAAGCTTTAGGAGAAGATGGAAGTTCATCAGAAGGTACAGTTCCACAAAATGGTTTGATTCCAATAAACGCTACAATCACACTAATGGGCGTAGGAAGGTTTGTCGTTGGTTCTGTGTTTATGTTGGATCAGAAATTGCTACCTAGAAAATATTCAGACACATGGGGATATGTGGTTACGGGTATTAGTCATAAGGTAGATCAAAAAGGATGGTGGACAGAGGTAACAACTACAGGTTATTTATTAAAAGGAGCAAAAGCTGCACCTACAGGTGGTGTTGGTAGTTCAAATAGCTCTTCTACACCTAAAGCTAGTTCTAGTCCAGCAAAGCCTGCAGCTCCTGCAGAGAGAGAAAACGATAATGATATGAGTGAAGATAATAACACTAAAGAGTTGTTTCTGAATTATTTTCAATCACACTATTCACCAACACAGAATTACTGTGCTAGAGGAACCAGGTGTCTAGCTTACGGATACGTGGAAGGAAAGCAGGGAATTAACAAAACTAGGAACGGTGGAGCTTTGGATGCAAACAATCCTAGGTTCGGAACTTGTTTACCTTCAAGCTATTCCAGAATAGAGCATATAGAGGGTATGACCAAAGCTGATATCAAAGCCTACACCTCTAATGCATCTAATTTCAAAACAGGTGATGTAGTTCAATACTATCACACAGACTTTCCGGGAGGTGAATGGTCAAGTCCAGGAGGAAGTGAACGACACGTACAGTTCTTTGTAGGTCCAGGAAAATGGGAAACAGACAAGAAGGGGAACTACGGAACAGGCTTTGTTTATGGAGGTAAGTCCGATAGGTATTGGACATTGAATGTGTACAGAACTTCAGCTCCAATGCATTCCGATTGGAAAGGCATGGGAAGTAGGTAAGTCTAAAAAAAATAGAGAGAAAGCGTTAGATTTTAGGTCTAGCGCTTTTTTCTTTCTGGAGGATTTTGTATATTTATCTGCACAGCAAATTTTAAGAAAGAAATATGATAAGTGAAGTTGTAAAGCGAGATGGGCAGGTTGTCCCTTTCAATCCCAAAAAGATACAGGATGCAATTGAAGCTGCAATGAAAAACACCGAAAAAGGTGTAGATTCGCAGTTAGCAGAAAAGATTTCAAAAAACATTGAGAGTAAAGGCAATACCCGAATGTCTGTAGAAGAGATTCAGGACATTGTTGAAAAATCTTTGATGAGATCATCTAGAAAGGATGTAGCTAAACACTATATTCAGTACAGGTACAGAAGAGATGTAGCTAGGAAATCTAAGACCTATAGCATGTTTTCTGAGATTGTATCTGTTAAGAACAACGAAGTTACAAGGGAAAATGCAAATATGAATTCTGACAGTCCAGCAGGACAGATGATGAAGTTTGCATCAGAAACAACAAAGCCTTTTGTAGATGATTGCCTGTTAAGTGTTGATGTCAGAGAGGCCGTGGAGCAAAATTATATTCACATTCACGACAAGGATTATTATCCAACAAAGAGTCTTACGTGTTTGCAGCATCCTCTTGATAAGATTTTTAAGAGAGGTTTCAGAGCAGGACACGGGGAGCTTAGACCTCCTAAGAGAATAGAGACAGCAGCTACACAAGCTTGTGTTTCAATGGAGACAGTACAAAATGAAATGCACGGAGGTCAGGCAATTCCAGCTTTTGATTTTTATCTAGCTCCTTTTGTAAGACAGGCATATAGGGAGGAAGTTCTTAAGATTGCAGATCTTTTATCAGAAGAACCTGACAAAGAATACTGGGATTCAATACTAAATGCAGAGATTAGAGATTACATAAAGCAAGATCTTCCAAAACTTAAAGTTTTACCAGCAGCAGGAACCTGGTGTTCGTATCCGGATAAAGACAGAATTAAGCAGGAAGCTATCAATAGGACAGTAGACAGAGTTCATCAGGCAATGGAAGCTTTTGTGCATAATATGAATAACATACACTCCAGGGGAGGAAATCAGGTTGTCTTTAGTTCTATTAACTACGGTACAGATACATCAGCTGAAGGAAGGTGTATTATTAGAGAGATCTTAAAAGCTACAGAAGCAGGTGTAGGTAACGGAGCAACAGCAATATTTCCAATTCAGATATGGAAACTTAAAGCAGGTGTCTCTTATCTTCCAGGAGACCCAAATTACGATCTGTACAAGTATGCATGTAAGGTTACAGCTAGAAGGTTTTTCCCTAATTTTCTAAACTTGGATGCTTCGTACAACAGAAGTGAGAAGTGGAATGAAAAGGATCCAGAACGTTATGAGAACGAAGTAGCTACAATGGGGGCTCTTGCAGGTAAAGAGCATTTGTATGTGAGAATTGATGGAGGAGACCCAATTGACATTTCAATTAAGGACTTTTTTGAATACTGTAAAACGGGTGAACTCAAAAATGCAAGGCCTTGTCAAATTTTCTGTAACAGGGAACTTTTGAGTAGAATAAAGGGAGATAAAACCAAGCAAGTAAAGGGATCAGGCATTTTGTGTGAGGCTGGAGTATATGCTGTTACATACCTACCAGAAGATGTTACCTACATTGGAAGTAGTCCAAACGTTAATCGCAGGTTTAATGAGCATAAGTGTAATATTGGGTTAACAGGCCGAATGGACTCAGGAATTAACTTTGCTGATAGGAATTTGGACAATTACAAATTTGAAGTTCTTAAATATACAGATAACTACAAAGAAGCTGAAAAGGAGTTTATAGAGACTATTCCGAACGGAAACATTAAAGGTACTTCTCAGAAATATTATAAAGCAATAACAGCTCATTTCAAGCATGAGTCCAAAAGACCTAGCTTTAAGCAAGATTTAACGGTTAAGCAGGATCTTATAAACCTTGAAGATAGAGACATCAAGGTATTTGATCGAGATGGACAGTGGACAAAGATTAAGCATGTTTTCAAAAATGATAAGCTTAATTCACCGTTCATGATGCACATTTGTTACGAGGAGTTTGGTAGGCAGTACTGTCTAGATTGTACAGAAGATCACCCACTATTCACAGGTTTCGGATTTACTCGAGCTGATCAGATACAGGTTGGTGATTCAATTTATAGAATGGATGGTCTGGAAATGAACGTTACCGGTGTTTCTTGGGGAACATACACTGTAGATAGTTACGATATTGGTACAGTTACGGGCACTTTTATTGGTTCTGACATTATAATGCACAATTGTCGAACAAGAGTGTGGTCAGACAGATTTGGTACAAGTACATCTATCGGTAGAGGTAATCTCTCATTCACTACGGTAAATCTTCCTAAATTAGCTCTTGAAGCAGCTATTGAAACAGGTCTATACGAAAAGGATGGAGAAAGTTGGACTAGAAGGAAAGACATTACAGAAGAGGAGGAAAGTAAAGCAAAGCAGTGTTTTATTAACAAGCTTACGAAATATTTGGATCTAACAGCAAAGCAGCTTGATGAAAGGTACAAGTTCCAGGCAACAGCAAAAGCAAAGCAGTTTCCACTTTTGATGTCAGGTCTTTGGGTAGGTTCAGAAAAATTAGGACCTGAAGATTCTGTAGAGCCTGTACTAAAACACGGAACGTTGGGAGTAGGATTTATCGGACTGGCTGAAGCTTTGGTAGCTCTTACAGGCAAGCATCAGGGAGAGAGTGAAGAATCTCAGAAGTTTGGTCTAGACACTGTAAAGTATATTGATCAAAAATGTAAAGAGTATTCAAATCAATATGATCACAACTATTCCTGCTTTGCAACACCAGCAGAAGGTCTTTCAGGGAAGTTTACAAGAAAAGATCAGAAAGAGTTTGGTAAAATAAAGGGAGTTACGGATAGAGAGTACTATACAAATTCTAGCCATGTTCCTGTTTATTTTCCAATTTCTTACAGAAGGAAGATTGAAATTGAAGGACCATATCACAAGTACGAACCTGCAGGTCACATTGCATATGTAGAAGTGGACGGTAGTGTTGTTAAAAATCCGGAAGCTATTATGGATATTGTAGATCTCATGGTAGCAAACGATGTTGGGTATGCTTCTGTAAATCACAATCAGATTAGATGTGAGGCTTGCGGCTGTGAAGCGGAGTCTGATGTAGCTTTTTTAAGGGATGAAAATGGAAATTTTATATGTCCGAAGTGTGGTAGTGTAGATGTTACGTATTTGGCTAGAATAACGGGATACTTAACAGCTGATGTGCGTAAGTGGAATGGAGGAAAAAAAGGAGAATTTAGAGATAGAGTAGTTCATATTTCGAAAAGTTAGTTTTACTTGTCGTAATTTAACCAGGTTCTAATTCTATAGACTATTTATTTGAAAGGATAACAGGTTATGGAATTAGAACAGTTTTTACTTAAATTTCCAAACGGAAAAGATAAGAGTGAGTACATAGGTTTGGTTAAGAACGCTAAGCAATGTAACAACTACGAGTATTCGTCAAAGTTTGAAAGACATCACATTGTTCCTAAAAGTCTTGGAGGAGATAACAGTAGTAGCAATGTTGTGTATCTAAGTGCTTATGATCACATTTTGGCTCACTACTACCTAGCTCGTTTTACTGGCGAACCTAAAATGTTGAGTGCATTCTCTTTAATTGTAGGAGAACCAAGATACAGAAAATTATCGGAAGTTCAAAAGTGCTCTTTGGATTTTTTACCAGAATGGGCTGAGTTGAGAGAAAAAGCTTTACACACAGGTAGAGGTCCGGAATGTAGTCATAAGATCTCAGAAAAAGCTAAAGCAAGGTGGAAACGGTTTAAAGAGTCTGGAGAAATAGAAAAGGTTCGAAAAAATATTTCAGAAGCTACAAAGAAAGGTATGTCAAAACCTCAAGTTCTTCAGAAAGTTAGAGTAAATTTGGGATCTAAGTGGTATTACAGTAAACAATTAGATAGAACAATGCACTGGTATCCTGGAGATCCAGAACCAGATAAGAGTTTGTGGGTTTTAGGTAGAAAACCGATGTCTAAGGAATCAAGACAAAAGCTTAGTTCTTCCCAGAGAAAGTTACAGAGGGTTTTTTACCACAACGATGCCCTCCAGATTAACAAACGGTTTGGTCCTCAAGATGAAATACCAGAAGGTTTTGTTTTAGGTAAAAAAGCAGAGTATTGTGGAAATCGGCGAAAATACGAACTTAATGTTAGAAAAGTAAATTACGAAAAATTAGGGTGCCCCGATAGGCTCGTTGAAGATTATAGAAAAATAAAGAATGAAAAATCTCAGAATTCTTAAAATAGTTCCAAGTACAGTGGTGGATGGACCGGGGGTAAGAACCTCGGTCTATTTTGCTGGATGCAAACATTGTTGTAAAGGTTGTCATAATCCTGAATCCTGGAACATGTTAGGAGGTCAGGAGAAAAGCATAAATGAAGTTTACTCTGAGGTACTTCAGAGTGTAACAAGCAGGTTTAATCCTAGAGTCACACTAACAGGAGGAGATCCACTATATCAGAAAGAGGGTTTGGAAAGTCTTCTATTTAGGTTTGGATTGGATAGTTTTTGTAGGTGGGATATCTGGCTTTATACTGGATTTACTTTTGAGGAAATGCAGGAACAGTTTTCAGATATCTTAGATTCTCCTGTACTAACAGGTGTTGTTTGTGATCCGTTTATCTTAGAAAAACGGGACGTAGACAATTACAAATTCAGAGGTTCTTCTAATCAGAGAATTTTTGTAAAAAATCCGAATAAGGAATGGAAGTGGACTCTTTGGGAGAACTAGGAAATCCCTGGGGGACACGAAAGGAAGTGTAAAACATAATACCTTTATTAGAATATGTGGTTACCTAAGTCTAAGTACACTGTAAAGTATGCTATTTCCGGACAAATGAAGAAGCAGGACGGAACAGCTTATGTTGGTCCGTACATGGAAGCCTATAACGGAAAGTGTTATCTGGGTAAGGAATTTGATGGAAATAATGAACTCCTAATTTCTGACATTCCTGAAAGTACAGAAAAGCAAAGGGTCACTGTACATTCTAGATTTGAACCCACAGAAGATGATTACAGTAAGGGCTACGTAACAAGATATTTCAGGCAAAATAGGGTTTCTAAAAAAATTGAAGAACTCACAGAAGAAAGGTACAGTGTCTTGGAGTATGAAAATACAAGCAGTAGATGTCCATACAGCTACGAACAGTGCACCTGGATACTTAAGGGACCTAAAGAAGATATAAATTACAATACCAGGGTAGGTATGTCATTACCTTATACGTACAGAGGTGTTAGATCTAGAAATCAAGAAACTATTGAAAAGATAAACGAAAAGCTTCCTGGTATAAAAGATGTTATTCTTACAGATCCTTTAGAAAAAGTACAGGATTCCTCAGAGCCTATCAAAAATATTAGCTAAATTTAGCTATTCAAAGTAAAGAGTTATGTTCTATATTGTTGAGACAGAGAAACAGTTGCAGAGATTGGAGGAAATGGGTTTTCTGGGTTGTTTTGTAGACATCATTACAACAAACGATAACTATCATCCAGCTCTTTCAAAAGTGGTAGCTCTTTACATTAGACCTTTAGAGGAACACCTTAACCCTGAAACAGAAGCACCAGATGGCTATGAGCATGGATACATAATTCCCATAGATCATAACGAGGGATTGTGTGTGGATAGAGATCGTGCTTTTTCTGTTTTGTCTAAATTTGATAGAATCTATGTTTTAGACAAGAAAAGCTTTTTATATCATTGTTGTAAGTTCTCAAGAAAGGTCATAGATGTAGGAATATTATATTCCTCGATACACTTTGAAAAACTCGAACTTAGTGTAGGAGATAAAACTTACAATTGGTTTTATAACAGGTACGGTGGATTGGAAAATCTGAATCAAATAGTTCCGTTAACAAAACTTTTTGAGTGTAGAGAGCGTATTTTTGATCAGATACAAAATATCTTTTCACATGAGATTGTTCAGGATAGAACATTTTTGTATTACAATGAACTTTTTCCGAAAGTGTACTATCTTGTTGAGAGTCAAGGAATTCGTGTAGATGTTCACAGTTTTATAGAACTGTTCAAGCCTACAAATCCTGATTTTTCAATTTCAGGAGAAACAGTATACTCTAAATACAATCTGTGTAATACAACAACTAGACCTACAAATTCGTTTAACGCTATTAATTTTTTGGCAATACCAAAAGGCAGGGAACTCAGACAGTGTTTTAAGCCGAGAGTTGGTTGTAAGTTTGTAGAGATGGATTTTGACGGTTATCATATCAGGTTGGTCTCTAGAGAAATTGGATATCCTTTGAATCTTGAAGAAAAAGCACATAAGCAGTTAGCTAAGTTGTATTTTGGAAAATCTGAAATTACAGATGAAGAGCACACAGCAGCTAAGCAAACGAACTTTAAAGCTATTTACGGAGCAATTCCGGAAGAGTACGAGCATTTAGAGTTCTTTAAGAGGTTAAAGAAGTACATCAGAACTCTGTGGAAAGAGTTTAAGGAAACCGGGAAAGTAAGGAATCAGTGGGGAAAGGAATTTAATGAAAACCTGAAAGGTATGAATCCGTCAAAACTCATGAACTATATGATTCAGAGTTTAGAGACAGGGCGAAATATTGGAATTTTGTATAAAGTTCTTCAGTATCTTAAGGATAAGAAAACCAAAGTTTTACTAATAACTTATGATAGTTTTCTTCTAGAGTGGAATGAGGAGGATGGAGAAGAGGTATTAAAGGGAGTTCAGAGTATTATGGAGAAAGGTGGTTTTCCTGTTCATGTCAAGGTCTCAGAAGATTTGAATTTTTAAGGTCTATTTATTTACACAATAATATAGACTTAGAAAAGTGGTTGAGAGTAATAGAATATTTTGCACATTTTCAGCAAAAGCAGATCTGAATGAAAATATAGACAAGATAGTTAGTGCTTATACGATTCCAGGAGGTAGACTGTTTATACTCAGTGCACCTGAAGAGGAAATGTACTTACTTACCTATAACTTGTATTTTGAGAATTTAGCCAAGTTTCCGGAGAACACGATACTTGTACACAGGAAGAAAGACTATAACGTACTGTATACGGTAAATGCATTGAACTTTTTAGTAAAGCAAATTACAGGTGGATATGTAGATAAAAAAGTAGAGGTGGATTGGAAACCATATCGAAGTAGTTTATTGTTGACAGAAGAAGGTAAGTTTAAGCAAATAAAAACAAAACTTTTTAAGATAAAAAATCTGGAGTCGTAAGAAACTTCAGATTTTCCTTTTATATTGAAGTTGTGAAAGAAGAATAAAGAAAAGTAAAGATTTAGTAGGAAGTTATTAGAAAGGTTTATAAATTTAGGTTATCGAAAATTAGTTTTATATTATGAATCTAGACGCAATTAAGAAGAAGCTTGATGAGTTGAATAACTCAGAGCAAGGAAATGTGGATAACTCAGATAAGTTCTGGTCTGCACCGTTCGGTAAAAGTCAGATTAGAATAGTACCTTCAGTGTTCAATCCAGACAATCCGTTTACGGAGTTGAAATTTCACAATAAGCTTGCAAAGTATCCGATTTTAGCTTTGTCTAATTTTGGAGAGCAGGATCCTGTAGAAGATCTTATTGAAAAGTTGAGAGAAACTAGCGATAAGGAGAATTGGAGTCTTTCAGGAAAGCTTACACCAAGACCAAGGTATTTTGTTCCTGTAATTGTTCGTGGAGAGGAAGAGAAGGGTGTCAGAATTTGGAGTATCAGCGTAACTGTGTACAAGGCACTATTGACACTTGCTGCTGATGAGGAAATCGGAGATTATACCGATATTGCAAACGGTACGGATATGGTGGTTGAAAAGGTCAAGAAAGATCCGTTCCCAGAGATTACTGTAAGAGCAAAGAGAACAAGCTCACCTTTGTCTGAGAATAAAGAAGAGATTGAAAAGTGGTTGAAAGATCAGCCAGATCCAATGACACTTTTTAGGAAACCGGACTACAACTTTATTAAGAAGAAGCTTAAGGAATACTTGGATCCTAGTTCAGCAACAGAATCTACGGAGAAAGTAAATTCAAAGGTTTCCGAGGATGTCAAGAAGGTAGCTCCGAAAGAGGAAGAAGCCCCTGTAGCAGAGGTAAAGCTAAATAAAACAGCAGCTTCGGTAACGAAAGCAGCTGCCCAGAAATCTGCAGCTTCAAAGTTTGATGATCTTTTTGGAGACGATGACGATAAAATTCACGACACACCAGACGATAAGCTTCCATTCGACGATTAATCTTTGATTCATGGCAAGTAAGAAAGAAGAAATAATTCAGAAAGCTTCGACAGCGTTGCAGAAAAAGTTCGACTTGTCGAAGTTTAAGGAAAAGAAAGGTTTTGGGGCTGAAAATACAAAATACAAGCCCCAAGCTTGGATTCCTTTGGACAAGGCTTGGCAAGACGTTTTAAGTTTACCAGGAATTCCACAAGGACACATAACAATACTGAGAGGTTGGTCAGACACAGGAAAAACTACAGCTTTAATAGAGACTGCAGTTAGTTGCCAGAAGAAAGGCATTTTGCCGGTACTTATTATTACTGAATCTAAATTTTCCTGGGAATATTGTAGAAAAATGGGATTGGATGTACAGGATAGGGTAGATCCGGATACAGGAGAAGTTGTTGGTTATGACGGTTTTTTCCTCTATGCTGATAGAGGAACCTTAAATACAATTGAAGATGTAGCCCAGTATATTATAGATCTTTTAGACGAACAGGTTAAAGGTAATTTGCCGTACGATCTGTGTTTCCTGTGGGATTCGGTAGGTTCTGTTCCGTGTAGGATGTCTGTGGAAGCCAAGAACATAAACGCACAGTGGGACGCTGCGTCTTTAAGTAATAATTTTGCTAAGTTTATTGATCAGAGAATTGTACTTTCTCGAAAGCAAAGTTCACCGTACACCAACACCCTTGTTGCTATTACTAAAATATGGGTATCCCCTCCAGAAACTCCAATGTCTTCACCTAGAGTAAATTCAAAGGGTGGATCAGCGCTAATATTTGACAGTTCATTAATTGTACTGTTTGGTAATATAGCAAATGCAGGAACAAGTAAGCTAATAGCAATATCGGGAGGAAAAACGTACGAGTGGGGAAAACGTACGAAAGTCAGCATTGAAAAAAATCATATTGGAGGTTTGTCCTCTAAGGGAAATTTGATTATGACTCCAACAGGTTTTATTAAAGCTGATGAAAAATCTCAATTAGCTTATAGAAACGAACACTGTGAGGAGTGGAAAAAGTATTTAGGTTCTCAAGATTTTACAATGGGAGAGGAAGCTACGGATTCCGAATACATCAATGATCTTGGCTAATAAAGCTTTTTTTCAAGACGATATATTTAGCTGGGTTGTGGTTTTTCCAGAATCCAGCTATTTATTTGCGATACAGGTAAAAGTAAGATCATGAGAAATATTACAGTTGAAAAGTTTTATGGAGATTTAGTAAAAACAGAGAATGGAAAAGACTATTTGAATCTAATTCAAAAAGCACGTGAAAGAAAAGATCGAACATTTTCAGGTAGTGTTTTCGAAATTCACCATGTCTTTCCGGTCAGTCTTGGTGGTTCGGATTTTCCGGACAATAAGGTTAAACTTACCGTATATGAACACTGCTTAGCCCATCTTTTGTTAGCTAAGTGTTTTACCTATCCAGAAACATACTTTGTGTTGAATAGGATGTCAGGTAAAAAGTTTTTACAGCTATCTGATTTGGACAGAGTAACACTAGAAGAAATTCATCAGTGGTCCCAGACAAGAGAGTTAGCTAAAAAGCAAATACAAGGAACACGGTGTAGTGTATGTGATCCGCAAACAGGTAAGGTTGTACGAGTACTTAAAGAGGAGCTGAGTGAATACTTAGGTGAAGGTTACCTGTTAGGTCTATCAGAAGTTCGCAAAAAAGCTAATAAGGTTCGAAATTTAGGTAAGGTCTACATTAGTAATGAAACACTGGGCTGTAATAGGATGGTACCTAAAAGCGATTTGGAGAGTTACATAAAACAGGGTTGGAATCTTGGTCGATTGCAGTCTTTCAAAAAATCAATAGTGGGAAAGGTTCCGGTAAATAAAGCTGGCCAAGAAAAGCATGTTTTCCAAAAAGAACTGCAAAAATACCTTGCAGAAGGATGGTCTTTAGGTACGTCAGAAAAGCAAAAAATAAATCATGGAAAAACTATGAAAGGTAGAATAAGAATTTATAAAGGTGCGGAAGGTCTGATAGTTTTTCCTGAGGAAGCTGAAAAGTACTATAAGCTTGGTTGGAAGCGTGGAAGATCTGAAGCCTATAAAAAAGCGATAAAGGATAGGGTGATTGTAAGTAAGGAAGGGCACTTCCGGCGAGTTCCAAAAGAGAAAGCTCAAATAATGGTTCAGACAGAGGGATATGTTTTTGGTTATTCTAAAAATAAAAAGTCGAAATTAGTCTGAAAAAAGCTAATTATCGACGATATGGTTGAAATGTCAAAGTTATTAGATCTAGTAGATAGTTTGCAGCCGGATTCCAAAAAGGATCGGGACTGTAACATTTTGGTTTTTGATGGGTTAAATACCTTTCTAAGGTCTTTTGCTGTAAATAAGCAGATTAATTCTACAGGACACAATGTAGGTGGAATGGTCGGATTTCTAAAATCTTTAGGTTCGGCTGTTCGAATGTTTAGTCCTGAGAAAATCATTGTTACCTGGGACGGAAGAGGTGGAGCTCAAAATAGAAAGAATGCAGACAGTAATTATAAAGCACAAAGAGCTTTTACAGGTGTAATTCACTGGGATCTTTATGACACTAAGGTAGAGGAAATTGACTCTATGAATGAGCAGATTGACAGACTCAGAGACTACTTAGCGTGTCTTCCAGTTCAGTTTGTTCAGATAGATAAGTTAGAGGCCGACGATGAAATAGCTTTTATTGTTCAGGAAGCTTCAAAGAGAGGAGAGAAATCAATCATTGTTTCTACAGATAAGGATTTTTTACAACTTATAGACGAAAATATTAGGGTCTATTCGCCAGTAAAAAAAGTTCTGTACGATCATACAAATGTCGTAGAAGCACTTCAGGTTCTTCCTGAAAACTACAATATTGTAAAGGCACTGGTTGGAGATATGTCAGATAACCTAGCTGGAGTAAAAGGTGTAGGTATTCGAGGTCTTGTAAAAACATTTCCTAAACTTGTAACCGAAAGTTCATTTAAGTTAGAGGATCTTTTTGAAGACTGTGCTTCTCAGAAAAAACCAAAAGCAATCCACACAAAAATTCTTGCAGATTGGCATCATGTGGAGAATAATTTCAAAATTATGGATTTACATGACACTGTCTTGGATGAAAGTGAACAAGAGTTAGTACGCCGTATTTTAGCAGAACCTGTTATAAAAGCAAATATAGGAAGGTTTTTACACCTTATCGAAGAAGATAGGTTAGATTTTGTAAAGGATCCGGAAGGATGGCTTTGTAATACTTTTTCTTCTGTTAAAATTTCTTAAAAAAAGTCTAGTACAATCGATCAAAGTCTTTATCTTTGGTAAAAGAAGAAAAATTAGTTATTAAATATGACACTTAAAGCTCTGGCTGACTATGGTACTCCATTTCAACGAAAAGTTATTGGAGCATTGATGACAGATCAGAAGTTTGTGGTGAATGTTAGGGATGTAATTAAGATTGATTACTTTAACTCTCAGGCACATAAGTGGATTGTGCAAAAGATTTTGGAGTATTTCGATCATTTTCATACAGTTCCTACATTGGAAGCACTTCAGATCGAATTTAAGAAGATTGATAATGATGTTCTAAAAGTAGCTGTAAAGGAAGAGTTAAAACATTCGTACGAGGTTTCTAAGGACGATTTACAGTTTGTAAAAGATGAGTTTTTATCGTTCTGTAGAAATCAGGAAATGAAAAATGCTATTCTTGAATCTGCAGACAAGCTAAAGCAAGAGGACTACGAAGGTATTAGGTCTCTTATTGAAAAAGCACTTAAAGCAGGACAAGAAAAAGATGCAGGACTCAACTACAAAAAGGATGTAGAAGCTAGGTACAGAGACGATTACAGACCTACAATTCCTACACCTTGGCAGACACTTTCAGATTTATTTTCAGGTGGTTTTGGTCCTGGAGATTTGTTCCTTATTTTTGGTAGTCCAGGAGGAGGTAAGTCTTGGATTTGTATCAACATTGCAGCAACAGCAGCTTCTCTGGGATACAATGTGTTCTACTATACTTTGGAGCTGTCGGAAAAGTATGTATCTAGAAGAATAGATGCAGCTATGACAGGTTACTGTGTAGATGATCTAAAAGAGCATAGAGAAGAGGTAGACAAGATGGTCGCAGATCTTCCTGGAAACATTATAGTTAAGGAATATGCTCCAAAATCAGCTACAATTTCAATGATCAAAACACACATTCAGCAGTGTAAAGATGATGGAATTTCTCCAGATTTGATCATTATTGACTACATTGACTACCTGAAGCCTTCTTCAAAGGTAAGGTATTCGGAAAGAAAGGACGAAGTAGATGATGTCTATATTGGATCTAAAGCTTTAGCAAAGGAACTTAATGTTCCTGTAATTTCTCCTTCTCAGGTTAATAGAATGGGAGCAAAGGATAACGTGGTAGAGGGAGATAAAGCAGCAGGATCCTACGATAAGATGATGGTTGCTGATGGAGCTTTTTCACTAGCTAGAACAAAAGAAGATAAGGTTTTGGGTACGGGAAGAGTTCACATTATGAAGAATAGGTTTGGTCCTGATGGAATTACCTACAATGTGAAACTTGATACAGCTAATGGTCACATGGAGTTTGAATCAGCTACAGAGAATGAGGTTGAGCGAAAGGTAGATAGTTCTCCAGCTCTGAATTTGAATAGTAAGACACTTAAAGAGTTTTTTGCAGCTTAATATGAAAATTGTTCATTTAGGTCTAGTTACACGAGGAATGTATCTGACCAATGCTAAAGAAACGTTAACGCTCTGGTTGACAAAAGATCCTGATGCAAATCCGGATGATCCTAAATATTTTACTGTAGAAGGTTTCAGAGATATGGAAATCTTCTCTAAAGATTGGGAAAGGTGTGAGAGGCAGTTAGTTCCTGTAATTGATGTCTCAGAAGAAGACAAAACGGAAGAAATAAGGTTAGACAGTAGAGGTTTTCCTATTTTCAGCTTTAAGGACGATATTCCTGTTACAAAGCCTGTTGTTTTTGAAAATTATAATAGTGACAATTCTGGACTTACAGACATGTATTTGCTCGTAGAAAACGACGTTTGTAAGTGGGCTGTTCTAAACAATCTCAGTGAGTGTGTGGAGTGTGAGAGTTTTGGAGATACAGCTGGTGCCGGTAAAATTGAAAATGATCCTTTTATAAATGAATAAGAGAATTATCACCGAAGATGAAGCTACGATCATAATAGCTGGAGGTGGAGGATTTTTAGGTAAACACGTAGCTCTGAGTTTAGCTCAGTATCCTAGAAAAAAGATTGTCATCCTGGACAGCTGGGAATGTTCTTCTGAGGAAGAAATTAGGGACTACTTTAAGGAATGGGAAAATATCGAGGTTCGTACTTGCAATGTTCTGAGTATAGATGAGATTATGCAAAGCACTGCAGATCTGGATAACATAAAGTGTGTCATTAATTTTGCAGGAATTCCGACACCTAGAAACTACGAAAAGAAACCGGTTCTGACTTTTCAAACTAATCTGAAAGGAACTCAAACCTTGTTGGATTTAGCAGCCTGGCAAGAGGATCCTTGTATTTTTATTCAAGCTTCTTCTTCAGAAATTTACGGAAATACAAACAAGGTAATGTCTGAGGACGATGGTGAAAATACAGTAAGGCTTTCAGATCCTAGAGCTTGCTATTCTGAAAGTAAGAGAGCTGCAGAAACATTGTGCAATTTATATGCACGTCAATTTCCAAACTTAAATGTCTGGATACTAAGGATTTTTAATGTCTATGGTCCGGGAATGTCTGAGACAGACGGTAGAGTTATTCCAAACTTTATTATGGACAAACTTGAAGGTCGTACAAGTTATCTCTACGGGTATAGAAGTAGGAGTTATATGTACATCTCGGATTTTTGCAAGTACGTAGAGAGTATTGTTGTTGGTAGGTACGAAGCTTCTAAGGTTCCTGGAAATGTAGTAACAGTTAATGTTGGAGATAACGCATCTCACAGAACAACAAAGCAACTCTACGATGAAGTTAGTAGAGCCGTTTCAGACACACTGATAAGTCTAGGTCAACCTGGTCATGAACAGTACTGGAATTTTGAAATAGATGACAGTAAGACAACAGAGGATGATCCTAAATTCAGATATCCTGATTTGAATTATTTGAACATGATATTCAGGAGTCAGAGTCCTCACACTGAGCTAAAGGTAGGATTGAGTAGAACAGCTAGGTACTTTGTAAAAAGATTCTTAGAAAAATCAGAGAAATCTTTGGGGTCTTAGTTCATTTTATTAAATTAGTTATATGGAAAATGAATTTGGTAAAAGCTTTAGGGGTACGATAATTCGTGATTCTCTAATAGAACCGTTTGTAATTGGACATTACGATACAGGTGGATATGTTGTAGCAGAGAAAAAGGAAGCAAACGGTAAAGAAAGGGTGGCATTGCTTGGATATCCTTCTACATTAGCAGGCTGTCTAGAAATGATAGCTAAACACAGAGTTAATATCTCAGGAAAGGAGTATGATAGTGTAAAAAGCTACATTGAAGAGTATCGAAATGTTGTAAATCAGATTAAAAAGGTTGTAGAAATATGATAAAGGTTGAAGATCTAATAAAAGGTTCAGAAGCAAGTTATGTTCTTAGGGACGATAGTGGAACCTATTATCCGGTATGGGATTACAAGGATCATGATGGAAATGTGTACCTGATTGTTTCACCAGATCCTATAGGGAAAATGAAACCCGGTGAGTTAGACACAATTACAGTTGTCGAACTAAAAAGAGAGTTTGATAAGGACATGAATGTGTTTTGGGAAGATACATTGAATCCTATTTCAGTTGTAAAGTCGGATAAAAAATTGAACGCTATTATTCTAAAGTAGTTAAAGATATGAGTGAATTTGTGGATGTACCTTTTGTAAATGAGGTAGAGGAATTTAACAGGGTAATGGATAAGCCAAACAACTATAGTCCTGTAATTCCTGACGAAAAGGAGTGGAAGTTTGTGGTTGATTTTATCCGAGAGGAAACAGCAGAACTTGAAGAGGCTTGTAAACGTAAGGACATCGTGGAAGTTCTTGACGCTTTGGTTGATATTCTCTATGTTAGCTTTGGCAATGGAACAATGCTTTTTGGGCTTAAAGGAAAGGTTTTAGACGCTTTTAGCGAAGTTCAAGCTTCTAATATGAGTAAGCTTTGTAGAACTGAAGAGGTAGCTAAGGAATCTGTAAAAGCTATGGAAGCCAAGTATGGTGTTCCGTATTATTACGAAAAGTTTGGAGATCATTGGGTAGTTTATAGAAAGAGTGACAGAAAGGTTGGTAAGAGTATAGAGTATTTTAGACCTAACCTTAAGCAATTCTTTACAGAAGAGGAGATTGAAAGATGCAAAAATGGAACACACTCCGAGAAGTAGACGGAAAGCAGTACGTAGAGCTTTGGGAAGCAGAGCAAAAAATAGGAACTACTGTTTCTGAAACAATTCAAAAGGAGCTTCGAGATGCTATCGGTAAGATAGCTTCAGCTACAGGAGAAATTGAAAAAACTGTGAAAGACTTTAAGCAAGATTCAAACCTAATATTAGGATAGAATTGTAGCAATTGGGATTTGATAGTAATCCCCGGGTGTCCCTTAGTTTCTTCCTTAATATAAGTATTTATGTTATTTTAGAAGAAATTTTGGGATATCCCCATTTTTCATTATCTTTAGTTAACAAAATAAAATTAGTTATGAACGCAGATCTTACAATTTTTCACGAAGCACCACTTTCAATCTTTGACAAGGTACAGAGTTTGACAGGAGGTGATTATTTTCTAGCAAATGTTCTTGAGACAAATCCGAAATATTTGAAGAAAGCTAAGGAATCTGTAGCGAAAGGTAGACACACTATTCTGGATAATGGAGTGTTTGAGCTTGAGAAAGCTATGGCTTTTGATAAGTTTGCAGATTGGATTTGTATAATTGAACCGGAGTACTACATAGTTCCGGATGTTCTTGAGGATGGAAAGTCTACAGTAGAGAACATGAAAACATGGATTGAGAACTATCTCGTTAAGGTTCCACATAGGAGTAAAATCATTGGAGTAGCTCAGGGAAAGGATGTTCAAGATTTTTTGGATTGTTATAAATTCATGTCAGAACATCCACTTGTAAGTAAAATTGCAATTCCATTCGATTTTTCTTGGTACTACAAAGACTACGCAGTAGAGCATCCATGTAAACTGGTAAATTGGGTAGAAGGTCGAAGATGTTTGCTGGAAATGATGCTATACAACCATTTGATAAATCCTGACAAGCCACATCACCTTCTCGGTTGCTCTCTTCCATATGAGTTTGGATTCTATACAAATCACGAATGTTGGGATTTCATAGAATCAATAGACACGTCTAATCCGGTTGTAGCTGGTTTGAAGGGTCTTGAGTATGTTCCAGGGTTTGGTTTGAATCAAAAACCGAGTCAGAAGCTATATACGATGATTGACGAGAGTGTGTCTGAGGATCAGTGGAAAAAAATTGAACACAATGTAAAATCTTTTGCAGAAATTTGTGCAGGAAAGTAGTGTAGTTCAAGATTTTTCATTATCTTTAGGTATTGAAGAACAGAACAACAAATTATGCGTCACAAGAGATCTAAAGAGGAAATAGAGGCAGCAAGAAAAGCTTACGAGGAGGAAAAAGCAAGAAAGAAAGCTGAGAGAGAAGCAAAGAAGAAAGCTAGGATTGAAGCTTATGAGAAGCGTAAGGAGCTTCGAGAGCAGAAAAAGAGAGGTGTTAGACCTGCTACAGCTCACGAATCTTCTGTTGTGGGTCAAGTTCAAAGACAGGCTGCTTTTCGAGGAAAGGTGGAAAAAGGAGATCTTGTAGCTTTTAGGTTTCTTGGAATGATGTTAGCTGGATATGTGTTGGATCATGTTCAGGAAAAAAATTACAGAAATGTAGCTGAGGGTGACGAGGAACAGGGAGTAGGCAGGTATCAGGATATTGATTACTACTCTGTTAGAGATTATCACAGCAATACAATCTATCCAGTAAGAAAAAACAATATTTTAGCAAAAAAAGTAGGAGAAATATGGAAGGAAAAGGAATAGGAGTAACGTTGGGACCAGTAAGTTATGGTCTTGAACTGGAACTTAGTGATGTTGACAGATCTGTAGATATTCCAAAGGGTCTTGGAAGTTGGGAAGGTCCGAAGATTGCAGGTTACAATCTTGGATCTGAATTGGACATAGTAAACACAAAAGGAGAGTGGAGAGGAGTGGCTACGGATCCGTTGTGCATTAAGTGTCCGGTCGGAGGTGAGATTCACGTAAATCCGTCATTTACAGTTGATTCTCAGTTATTGAGAGTTATGAGAATTTTTGATCTGTTTAATCAGATTGGAGTAGCTTGCCCAAACCACGGACATATTCATGTTTGTATTCCAAACATTAAGAAGGATTTTAACAGGTTAAAGAGTTTTTGTCTGTATTGTTTGAAACAGGAACGGAATTTTTTCAAGCTGTGTTGCGGCTACGATGAAGCTGAAAGAACTAGAATTCTAGAGTCAGAACTTTCAGATGAGGTAAAAGACTATCTCCTATACGGAGATGCTAAAATAAATAAGAAATCTGTATACGAAGCTGTTGAAAGAGCTGAATCTGTTTCTGAAATCCTAGATGCACTCAAGAATTCGGAAGTTGTAAACTACGACTGGTATACGACAGGATCTGAGGATGTTCCGGGATCTCATAGAACTTGTATAAATCTTTACAATCTTGTAAAAGGAGATACAGTAGAATTCAGAGTATTTAGAGCAAGCATTAATCCTGTAGAAATTTACTCTTCTTTGAAACTTGTGGAGTTGTTTATTCAGGAAGCATTGTCTGCAAAAACAGAAAAAGCAGATGTGTTCCTATTAGCACGTCCGTATAGGTTTAAGTTTGCACCGCTCAATTTCGATGAGAGGTTAGCAGCAGGGTGGTGGAGCACAAGAGAGAGCAAAGGTAGGTGTGGTTGTCTGAAGAAGTATTCTGGGTGTCTTGAACCAGATGAAGATGTTCTTGGAGGACTTATTAATTTGAACAACTATACGATGAGTACGTTCGATGAAGGTCTTCTGAGTATTCTGAATTTGTGTAAGTATGACATAAATGGATACACTGTAGATGACTATAGAGCCGGGAGATCAGAAAACGTAAAAAATCCTGAATAGTTATGATCATTTGTTTTACGGGAAGTCACAGTACAGGAAAGAGTACACTGGTTGAGTTTTTCAGAGGAAAGGAAGGTTTTGTTTGTCTAGATTCTTGTACCAGATCTACAATTTCAGATAAGGAGAGAAAAATAGATGGAATTTCATCACTTGACAGAACACAGTTGAGAATGATGGAAAGTGTGAAGTCTAGAATGTCAGAAATTGTAGAGATGAACAAAAAAGATCCGGACAAGGTATACTGTATGGATCGGTGTGTATTTGATTTCCTTGGCTATACAAAAGCTTTTTACGAGAAAGGATTACTTAAAAAGCAAGTGTATGAGGAAATTGTGGAAGGTTGTGAAGGACTTTGGACAAATATCGATGTCTTTTTCTACTTACCAATCGAATTCAAGATTGTGGACGACGGAGTTCGTAGTTTGGATGAGGATTTGAGGCAGAGGGTGGATAAGAATGTGCGAGACAGCTTGCTTTGGTATCCTGTACAGGCTGTAGAGCTTACAGGATCTGTTTTGCAAAGAGTTCAGAAAATAGAAGAAATAATTGAAATCTTAGGAAAGTAAAATGGACTTATTCAAAATAACGAGAACATTAGCTACAGGTTTTTCTGCAGTTCCTGACAGAGTTAAATCAGCTTTTGAAGATGAGTTTGCTCAAGATCTCATAAAGCTTTGGGAGGAAAGGAAGAGACGAGGTCAGGCTTATGTAGCTTATCTCTATAGTATTCCAGTAGGTTTTTGTCTTGTTGAACAGGAAGGTTTGGCAAAGAAAGCTACAATTAGAGGAATGTATGTTCAAGAGTCTTTCAGGGGCAAGGAAATTGGAAGCTTTTTGCTTAGATCTGTAATTCAAGATTTTGGAATGAAAGACATTTGGGTTAACATTTCAGATGGAGCTCAAAAGTTTTATGAAAGGTTTGGTTTTGAAATTGTAGGAGAAAGAGCAGATTTACCTGAAGAAGCTGGTAAACAGTTTGTAGCTTGTAAAGCTCCAGAAGGTTTAGAAACTAAGGATTGCATAGCTGCAGCAAAGCTTCCAAAAGAGATGTTCAAATGAAATCTCAAAGACCTATTATAGAGCTATCAACTAAAGATTTTGATCCTGAGAAGTACGAAGAGTTGTCTTCTTGGGATCCAAATTTTTGGGAAAAAGCTACACATGTTCTTACCGAAAATTACAGGGAAGGGAATGCATTTGTTTCCCATTTTACCTACTATGCTAAAAAGGGAGCTTTTTACGGAAAGTTGGATGGAAGTCAAGGTTATGTCTACATTCTAGAAAGTCCATCCCAACCTGGAATTTGTAAAATTGGAAGTACAGGAAGAACGCCGGAAGAAAGGTGTCGAGAAATTAACAGAGCAACAGGAGTTCTTGTAAACTATAGAGTAACTTCAGCTTTTCCTTGCAAAGGTCCGGAAACGATAGAGAAAGAGGTTCACAAAGCTCTATCAGAGTGTCGGACAAATCCTCAAAAGGAGGGATTTTATATTTCCAGGGAAAAAGCAGAGGAAGTAATACAGCGGATAATTCAAGAAAATAATGCAGAAATTTTAGCTGAATCTTAAAGAGGTTCAGCTTTTTTTATTATCTTTAGGTATGGAAACAGTACAAAAAAGTTATACTCTTGTTAGAACTCTACAGGATGTCGAAAAGCTTGTAGATCATATTAAAGACTATGAATTTATTGCATTTGATACGGAAGATACAGGTCTTCGGGTCAGAAAGGATTCTGTAATCGGATTTTCAGTTTGCGGTAAAATTGGAGAATCTTTTTATGTTCCATTTGTGGAATGGAATAAAGAAACCGAAACCTTAGAGGATCTTGAAATAGAAGGATTTCTTGCAAGAGAGGTAGGAAAGCGGGTATTAAAACTTCTTCAAAAGAAGAAGCTAATAATGCATAATGGAGATTATGACTGTAGAATTGTAAAGCATAATCTTGGAATTGATTTATTACCAAGTCTTTACTGCGATACGATCATGCTCATTCACAGTGTCCAGGAAGAAGGTGTTGGTAGAGGAGGAGCTGAGGTTTTCGGTTTGAAGAAAGTAGCTATAGCTATTCAGGACAAAATTGGTTTGGATGTAGAGAAAGCAGCTAATGAGGAGCAGATAGAACTGAAAGCTTCTATTGAGAGAAACGGAGGAAGCATAACTCGAGAGAGATATGAACTTTACAAAGCAGATTTGAACATTATTGGAAAGTATGCAGCTGCTGATACGGACTTAACTTTGAGAATTTATAACTACTATCTTCCAAAACTAAAAGAAGAGGGTTTGGAGAAATTTTTCTTTGAGGATGAGGTAATGCCTGTTTACAAGGAAGTTACAATTCCAATGGAAGATCATGGAGTTATGGTTGACATTCCACTTCTCGAACAGACAAAGAAAGATATTCTTGTGGATATGGAAAAACAGAAGAAAGTCGTAATTGACACACTTCTGAAGGATGAACCGGGACAAAGGTGGGTAGTGGATCAAGCTTTGAAAACATTTCCAGTATCAAATAAGGGAACTTGGGCAAATGCATTCATAGAGAGATATTCACTTAATCTTCCAAAATCAGAGAAAACAGGTAGATATTCCATTAGCAAGAGAACTGTAGAACAGCTAGAAGACAGTTGGCAAAAAGATTTCTTGTTAACAGGCAATGTTGAGTTGGTTCCTGAGAAAGAGAGAGTCAGAATTTCACTGTCATTGTGGAAGGATCTAAATGGAGGAGATTATTTCAATGTCCAGTCAGCCTCTCAATTGGCAGATATTGTGTTTAAGTATTATGGAGAGGAACCTATCAAATCTAATGAGGAAACAGGAAAAGATTCTTTTGACGGTCTTGTAATACAACAGCTTTCAAAGAAGTACGAGTGGGTAGAGAGTCTTCGAGTGTATAGAAAGCTTCAGAAGATCTACACAACATACATAGAGAGGTTTCTATCCGACAGTGAGGATGGAATCTACTATCCGTATTTTAAGCAGAATGGAACTGTCTCAGGAAGGTATGCATCTAATTTACAGCAGCTTCCACATCCGATGGAAGAAGATCAGGATGTTCCTTTGGTTGTTCACTACAATCATTTGGTAAGACAGTTTTTGATTGCTAGGCCGGGTTATAAGATCCTGGATGCAGACTACGAATCGCTAGAGCCGCACTGTTTTGCATTTGCATCGGGAGATGAGGGTCTAAGAGACATTTTCAGACACGGTCACGATTTTTATAGTACGATTGCGCTGAAAACAGAAAAGTTGGATCAGGATAAGAAAAGATTTCCAAACGGAGTATCAGCAGATAAAAAATCTCCAGTATATTTGAAAAAACTCGATCCAGTAGCAAGACAGAGAGCTAAGGGATATGCTTTGGGAGTCCCTTACGGTATGACAGCGTTTGCATTGGGAAAGAGACTCGGTGTTTCTACAAAAGAAGCACAAAAACTTATAGACGGCTACTTTGAAGGATTTCCAGAATTGAAAAAGTGGTACGATAGTTCAAGGCAGTTTGTGTATGAGAACGGTTTCATTCGCAATTACTTAGGAAGGTATAGACACTTACCACAGGTAAAGAAAATCTACGACATGTTTGGAGAGCAGATTCTCGATTGGAAATTTAGAAAGAAACTTACAGACGAGTACGGAATTCCGGAAAAGGAAGTAACACAGATCTACATGGAATTTAAGAATGGAAGAAATAATTGCTTGAATTTTCAATTACAAAGTCTAGGAGCCGGTATAGTTAACCGAGCAGGGTTAGCAATTGTAAGAAAAGCTAAAGAGCTTGGAATTGAATTATATCCATTAGCTCAGATTCACGACCAGTGGTGTTTTGAGGTGAAGGAGGAAGGAGCAGAGACAATGAGGAAATGGGTTGAAAAGTTGATGTCAGAGACAACAATTCTTCCAGGAGTTGAACTACTGGCACCTTGTGAAATAGCAAATAATCTGTACGAAGGACATTAGAATTTCTCAACAGATCTAATTATAATAAAGAGTTATTAAAACAAAAGGAGTTATTAAATATGATTAAGTACATTTATCCTCTAGGGGATCGAGTTCTTATCAAACCAATCGATCAGGGTGAACGTAGGCACGGATCAATTCTGATTGCTGATCTAGGACAGGAAAGGCCTGAATTAGGAGAAGTAGTTGCAATCGGAGAAGGAAGGCAGTCTGAGTTTGCAAATTTTACTGTGAAAGTTCACGTTAAGGTAGGAGATATTGTTCTTGTACCTAAGATTGGAACTATCAGAACAGAAATTGACGGAGATGAGTATTATCTTACTCAGGACAAGGAAATTCTTGCAGTTGTGGATTTTGAAAAGGAGGATTAAAGGTTATGCAGAAAGTAAGGTACGGAAAAGAAGCTAGACAGGTCTTGTTGAGTGGTGTTAATGGTCTAGCAGATGTTGTAGAGTCTACATTGGGTCCATCAGGACACAGCGTTATTCTTGATTTGGAATCTGGAAATCCGGTAGCCACAAAGGACGGTGTAACTATTGCAAAGTCTATAAAGCTTGACGATGCTTTGGCAAATGCTGGAGCACAGATGCTTAAACAAGCTTCTATTAAGACAGCTGAGGAGGCCGGAGATGGAACTACAACAGCCACTGTCATTGCTCGAGAACTTTACAGAGAGGCTTCTGAGGCTGAAAAGACACTTAAAAGGTATAATTCTGTTAAGGTTCAGCAGGGAATGGAATACGCTGCTAAGAAAATTACAGAGTACATTCAACACGATGAGGTTCGTCCAATAGCAGGAATTGATCAGCTTAGACAGATTGCTACAATTTCAGCAAATTCAGATGGACAGATTGGTGAGCTTGTAGCAAGTGCTTTGGATAGTGTAGGATCTGAGGGAGCTGTGACAATTGAAGAGTCTAAGACAGGTGAGACTTACCTGGATACAGTAGAGGGTATTCAGTTTAAGAGTGGTTACAAGTCTCCGTACTTTGTAACAGATAATGACACAATGACAGCTATTCTTGACGATGCTCTTATTATGCTTGTAGATAAGAAGCTTACAAACATCAAGGAGTTGATTCCAGCTTTGGACGGCGTAGCAGCTTCTACAAAGTCTCTTCTTATCGTAGCTGAGGATATCTCAGGAGAGGTTTTGTCTACACTTATTCTTAATAAGGTACGAGCAGGATTTAAGGTTTGTGTAGTAAAAGCTCCGGAGTTTGGAGATAAGAGAAAAGCAGCTCTTGAGGATATAGCTATTCTTACAGGGGGCACTGTTATTTCTCCAGACAAGGGAATGAGATTGGATAAGTTTGATCCTGAGTGGTTTGGATCAGCTAAGAAGGTTACAATTTCAAGAGATGACACGACAATCATTGGAGCTGATGGAGATTCTGAGAAGATTTCTACTCGAATTGATGAGATAAAAGCTCAGATTGACAATGCGAAGTCTATGTACGACAAGGAACAGCTTCAAACAAGGCTTGCAAGGTTTGCGGGTGGAGTAGCTGTTATGTACGTTGGAGGCCATACAGAGCTTGAAATGAAAGAGCGAAAAGATAGAGTAGATGATGCTCTTCATGCAGCTAAAGCCGCTGTCGAAGAAGGTATTTGTGTAGGAGGTGGTAGAACGTTGTACGTAGCTTCCGAAAAGGCTTTTGATGAGGAATCTCCTTCCACAGACTCTTCGTTCAATTACGGTGTTAAGCTTGTTAGGTCAGCTTGTAAGAAGCCGTTTGTGGCAATTCTCAGGAATGCAGGTTGGGAAGATTCCAACATCGAGGATGCTGTTAGGGTTTTGTTGAGTAAGAAAGATGGTGTAATTGACGGGTCTTCAGGAGCAGTAATTGACGATGCATTTGAAGCGGGTATTGTAGATCCAGTAAAGGTTGTAAGGCTTGCACTTAAGAATGCAGTTTCGGTAGCTGGAACAATGCTAACTTCAGAAGCGTTGGTCGTTAATATTCCAGACAAGAAGGATGATGAGATGCCGGTTATGTTTTAGCAATGATTCATTCGTTTAACAAATACACAATCCAATTGGAGAGATACCAGCTTCGGCCGGTCTCTCCTTGGATTAAGCCTTTCGAATTTAAGAAGATAGGTAGCCTTAAAACAACAATCAAAATCTTCCAAAATGAACTACATTGGAGTGAAATGTGGGACATAAAGGAAGTTAAGGAAAGGTTGGAAAATGGCTACAAATTCTTCGTATTAATGCCTAAATCGCAGATATTGGGGTGGGTTTGGGTTTCACCTGAACATGAGATTAAGAATGTGTATGTGAGGCCTTTCCGAAGGTTTAATCCAAAAAGAACAAAATCCAATCCTCACTGGGGTACTCAGCTGTTCTACACAGGTCTAAATTGTTGTTATGAACAGGATTTTGATGATGCTTTCTTTAGGGTTGATATTTGGAACAAACCTTCGAATTGTATAGCAGAGAATATTTTAGAGCAAATTGGTTGCAAATCTTCTATAGAATTAGTTGAAGAAGAGTATTAAAGTTATTATATTTAGGTAAACAAAAGAATTAAGTTATATTATGGCAGAGAACAAATTGGGTCAGCCACAAATCGAGCTTGGTAACACCAAACCGGTCGTTTGTGCAAAGTGTGGAGGTAAGGTTTTCAATCAGGGAATCATTCTCCGTGAAGTTTCTTCTCTTTTGACAGGAAATGGAAAACCGGGTCTTGTCCCGATTCCGATTTTCTACTGTGAGAAGTGTGGTGAAATTCTTCCAATGTCAATTCCTGAGGAGATTAAGGGTGAGTTTACAGCTAAATCAGCAGAGTAAAGACATTGTAAAGTCTTTCCAAGAAAAAATTGGAGTAGAAGCCGACGGTATCTTTGGGCCAAAAACCTATAAGGCCGGTCGGCTTTTTTATAGCTTGACAGCAGACCAGGCAGCTAACTTTTTTGGTCAACTCTATGTAGAAACAGCTGGATTTTCAAAATTTGAAGAAGATCTAAATTATACTTCTACAACCAGGCTTAAGCAGGTATTTCCTTGGTATTTTGTAAGATCTGGATATGATCCTAAACAGTACATAAACGATCCGAAAAAGCTAGCTAATCTAGTTTACGGTGGAAGGTTAGGAAACGTTTCAGGAACAAACGACGGTTGGAGATTTAGAGGAAGAGGAGCTATTCAACTTACAGGAAAGAATAACTATACTTCTTTTGGAAAGTGGTTGGAAAGGAAGCAGTTAATAGAGAAGGCAGAAAATACTGTTTGGGATCCTGATATAGTTTTTGCGTTTGCTTTTGAGTCTGCAATCTACTATTTTGACACAGGTGTAATCTGGCCTTTATGTACAAATATAGAGACAGAAACAATTCGAAGAGTTACAAGAAAAATAGCAGGAAGCTTGCAGGCTGTTGATAGGAGAATAGCTGCTGTTCGTAAAATTAGAGCGTACTATGACGATTAAGGATTTTGGAAGTTATTTGTGGGGAATACTTACAGGT